GTGTGCGACGGGACCGGCGACGACGAGTACGACCACCCTTCCACGTCTTGGCTTTGCGATCTTCACTCTGAAGCTTGATTGCACGAGACATCTTCGCCATCTCATCAACAACATCCTCGCCATTGGGTCCCTTCTGGCTCTTTCCCTCCGCCACCAGCTGTTGAATTGCCGCCGTAATATACTTCTGCTCAACTACATCGGGTGGCGGAGGGGCAGGGGCAACCTTTTTGTTTTTACCAAACAGAGAGAACGGCATTACTTATAGCTGCGACGATTTCTACGCGTGGACCGGCGACGGGATCCAGCTGCTGGGGGGCCGCCTATCAATCTGTCTACCACAGATCGAAGTGCCACAATCTCATCCATTGGCTTGCGTCCACCTCGCCCTTCGTTAAGATAACGATAGGGTCCGCCATCATCAGGATTGGCGCCCGCCGCTGCAACCAGTGTGCGAATACCCTCCATGAGCTGTTTGCCCGATTCAGATAATCCAGCATTGCCCCCTGGCACATGAATACGCGCGATAGACTGCCAGTCGGCTGCGACGAGAACTGCCATTACTTATGCCTACGACGAGTTTTCCGCGACCGGCGGCGTTTTCCTCCCTTCTGAAGGCCAAGCATAGCATCGCTACAAAACGTGCCCGGACCACAGTGTTCCTTGTACTTGTTGACGTTGGTTTCGGCATCTGTTCCCGTATACTTTGCATATGCAACAATGGAAAGTACACTGAATGTGAGTATGGCGACGAATCCTAAAGCTCCAACTGTTAAACCGCTCACGGCTGTGTCCATTACTTATGACGTCTACGAGTTTTCCGGGCACGGCGACGGCGACCACCCTGGGAAAACTTCGCAACAATCTCGGCAAAAAGTTCTCTCGTTTCGTCGTCGCGGGCTTCAACTTCAGATCCAGACCTCCATCCAATCCGAGTGTCTGTTTTTACATCCGGCAATGTATCTCCCGTGAGATTCGCGCGAAACACGGGCGTATATATTTCCAACGTAAACCCGTTGTCGGTCTTGTAAAACCGAGCACCATAGTCTTCGTCGGGGTGCACGTCAAAGTTCATCGGGTCTTCAGGATCGGATTCGTCTGCCATTAGTATTGACGGCGACGAGATTTCCGGACCCGGCGTTTGGACTTCTTCGTCTTACGGCGACGACGACCACCTATAGGAGCAGAAATATGTGCGGTGTAGTACTGAACGTCGGCAGGCAGGATTGTCTGACGGGTCATTGGGTTTTCTTTGGGAACTGCTAAGGCATTGTACACTTCCAACGGATAATACCGACCATATCCATACTCACCGTGAAAATCAACCATATCCATACCCTCTGTGATCGGCATTGCATAGACAACATCATCGGTGTCCGGAGGGATGTTGCGTTGGGGCCACGGCCTAGGAGGTTGCTGCATCACTACTGGGGGGCCAATACTAAACACGGTCGAGTCGGGATCCCAGTGAGACCAGGAAGGGTCGTCGATGTTATCGGTGTCCCCATTGTTAGCGATGACATCTCTGAAGATCGCGAGTTGACCATCAGGATCATATCTCACATATTCACCGTTAAACGGTTGTTGAGGATCATCCAGCTCAGACGGTAAGGGATTACGCAAACTGATTGTATACCGCTGTCCAGGAACGAGGTCTGTATACCTAATATCACCTTGATCCATTTATCTATGACGGCGACGAGTTTTCCGTGCACGGCGCGAAAAATGTGACAATTACACCTGTGGAGCGTTGGCGAGCCGGAACTCGGCGTCGCAAGAATAAGCGACGTACCCTTCGTAAGGTTAAACGCTCTGAATAAATTCCCAGTTTAGGTAGTCGCAGATCTTCTTCCAGATCTGATCATGTGCGATTAACCGGTCCCGGGACTTCAGCAACGGAAAGAACACCTTGTACTCATCCAAATCCAGCAACTCAAAGAACTTGTACAGGATGTACGAGTATGATAAAAAGTTGGTCCTGTCATTGGGACAGTATAGCAAGAACGGTGCCTGGATCTCCTGAAACATTGCCCGGACCTTCTCCTCTATCTCAGGGGTGATGGTTGGGGGTGGATTTCCATTGAGTCGGCTCAGAATGTGAGCGCGATGCTCGTAGTACTTAGATCGTCCCAGCTTCTTCAGGATCTGACGCGTATCCTCCTCCGACAGGTCTGCAATGTTATCAATGCGTCGCTTCTTGATCTCCAGCACAACCTCATTCATCACCTCTTCGGGAATAATGGTGGATTCCTTCGCCTGGAACTGATTAAGGATCTCATTGAGATGGTTAATCTTCTTATAGGCGTAGTTGTTCCGCTCCTTGGGTGGGTCACGGAAACTTGGGAAGTCGCTCACAACCAACGCATACTCCTCCGATCCGCACGACGGACACACCAGAATACCTTCCGAACTGATTTCCTCCCGCGCCACATTGCACGCAACACAGTGCTCCGTCAAGAGTTGCGTAGCTTCCGGTCCATTCGAAAGCTTCATCCGGGCAACATACTCGTCAAAGATCTGCTTCTTCGATAAACCGGCATCCACGGCGGGCGTATTTGCGACAAAGAACTTGAGGAAAGTATTGGTTTCTTTTGGGAGCGGGACAGACTGAGAAGGAACGGATTCCTTCCCATAATAATCCATCAAGATGTCCATATTTTTCATATAGTAATCCTCAACTGGATTTGCCCTAGAAAGTTCCTGTTCTATCTCGCGAATCTGCGAATCCACCTGTGAACACTTGACAATCTCTGTCAGCTCAGTTGATGTGCTCAGCGTTTCACGTTGACTTCGGAGGGTATCTAACTTTGCTTGCAACTCGACCTGCTTAGACCCCGAATCACGTAGTCCCTGTACTTGCTCCCGATGAACCGAGTCCAGAGTTCCCATCGACGATCCGCTCCCTCCCAGCTCCCTCGTCTTTCGAATTCTGAAGACGTCCATTTACAAACTCTTCAGTTTGCTTCCTGAAGACCGCTGTTTCTTCAATCCCAACAATGACTCATCTACGGCGAGTTCTATTTAACCGAGACTTCCGTGTCTTACGTCCACCACTGGTACCAAACCCCTTGGGAAACTTCGAGCGTTTTCCGGTGATATAGTCTTCAAGTTCATCGGGCAGCTTCTTTGCTTCAGCAACCTTCCTGACTGCGGTTGGACTTACAAGGTGAGCGAATTTGCCGACTTCATACCACCAATCAATTCGTTCGGTCGCATCACCCAATCGATCAACAACGCGACCATTATAGACCAACTTTGTGTGGTGAAAAAAAACGCCGGTCTGTCTAGTCATATTAATACCGGGACGGATATAGCGTGTAAAAATGATATCGTCGTCCGTGGGGCCGACACGAACGCAGATCGGTTCATCCCGTCTGAATCGGCGTGTGTCACCTCCTTCTGTTTGAGCTTGCGTCAACGGCATGGGTGGGAAGATACACCGCTTCGAGTCCATTATAGTGTGTTCGGAAAATCTACCACGACGTCTCCTTCTCAAGTGCGTCGGATGTCGTTAGAGTTAACGCGCTCTGAAGACGTCCATTTACAAACTCTTCAGTTTGCTTCCTGAAGACCGGATTTGTAAACATACATGGACGCTGTCGTTTCAACGATGCAAATGTTTGATCGTAGGGAAGCCCATAATGTGTTGTAACATAGGTCAGAGTCAAGAAGGCAGATCGATTGATACCGCACTGGCAATGAACAAAAACGATAGCCGATCCAGGTGCACGCAAAAATGCCGTCAATCTCTCTTCAAACGCCGGATACCAGTCTAAAATATTTGCATTGACTGTATCGATCGCATTCAGTCCCAGGTAGTTATCCCGATACGCATTTCGAAACCAAAAAGGTGAATCGTCTGGAAATGCGCAGTTGATCACGTGAGTAATGTTATTTTTTCTTTTAAAGGCTGGGGTGAGCATCTCACCGGCACCGACTAGGATTCGCGAAGAAAACCATGCAGGTTGTTGTTGCAAATACACGGGTCGGAGGAACATACTTCTCTTGAGTGGCTAGTGTTTAACCATGATGGAGTCGATACTCCTGCTCGCGAATGACGTTCTTCTGCCGAAGCAGAAACTTCAGGTGCTCGATCTCTGCTTCTAACTTAGCTGTGCGCATCTCCAACTCTGCAAGGCGTTCAAGGAGTGTCTTCATGAGGGAATCCATTCTGTGGTCAAGTCTAGTTGCCAAATCTGGATCCATTTTACCAGCTGGTCTCCTTCTCAAGGCGTCGTGCCTCAAGCTCCTCGGAGGCGGTAGGGATATTGATCTCTGACGTATCGTCTTCGGGGTTTAAAACGGATTTCCGCGGAAGAACAAACTCAAGATACACGTTGATATGCCCGCCATTCTCTACCTCGTAGGAAGCTTGTACGTACTGGCCACATCCTTTCTCGAGTCGAGCCAAGACCATCTCAGAATTTATAATGTCCTCCGTCGAAAGAAGCATCTCTTGAACCTGACGGTAGGGGGGAAGTTGAGTGAGAATGAAACGAGTACTACGTCCATGATAGACGTCATGCCGGAATCTGGACTTCAAATTTACAGCCTTAGCAACTTCAATCAGTTCAGTGTACAGTACGTTTGCAGCGTACAACCGGCAGTCAACGGACTTGTCAGCTACACGCAGAATACAAGCAACATCGAAGTCGGAGAGAATTGGAACAACCATTACTGTGATATTCCTTCCACACTCTATATCCATTTTAACCCAGGAAACTCAGCAGGAATACATTCAGTAAGTGGGACACCACAACTGCTGCTCCTCCCAGCACTCCAGCACCTTGCCACGACACTACACCACCCGATGTATATGCATTCGGGACATACCTCAACAGTAAGTCACGCGGTGCGGACAGTGAGAGCACTACCGTGGCAAGAAAGAAGGAAATATACAGTGTCAAGTTGGACCACATCATTCGCATCATTGGGAGCGACGGCTTAAAGGAGGGCACCATATGGGTGCGCTGGATGTGATCCGAACCGGAGACACCGGCCATCGGTGGCATAGACTGAGGAAGCTGGGGCGAGGGCAAGAGGGCGTCGAGCGAGGTCTGGTCGTCCATTGTTTATGAAGGAGACACGATTTCACACGTTGCATCTTCCACGCGATATTTATAACATTTTCCATCTACCTTCACTGTTTTTGCTTCTACATCCTTCAGAGGGACACCCAGAACCCGCTGAGTGCCATAGTTCCGATGAAAGAGCAGGACGGAGATCCCCAACCCAATCACAAACGAAAAAAAGGGACTGGCGCGTTCGATTCCTTTTGTGATGTCAAGCATTACTTACTTGCGAGAAGATTGAGAGAATCAGCTTCAGCGCCACACGGCACCTCGATGGCATTGGTACGAACACATCCCGTGTCTGTGTGGAAGATATCTGTATCATACGGCGTGGGCACCGCGATTTGCTTTCGGGTCGGTGGAATCAAGATACATGCAATCAACATGCCGATAATAACACCGGCGGCAATCCACTCAAGATGGAACATTGTTCTTACACAGGAACAACTTTTGCAGCCGCCTTGATCTCCATGTACTTGAAAATACCCAGTGCGATCGGTGTCAAGATCAGTCCAGAATACGGGATCACAATAGAGATTGCCGTCAGCACATACGCGACCATCGTGTTCCCCGACATGACCAACAAACGGTAGGTAGCGCCAATGCTAAACACGTAGAGCAGGGTCATGGCCAACGTAGAGAACGTACTAAGAAACCCAACGATTGTGTTGGACGGAGTAAAGCTAGCCATTGAGACGACCGGCGCCTCTCCAAACTTTACTTTTTGTCCATCGGGGATTGCCACTGTCCGCTTCTGCCCAGTCTGGTCGTCCGTGTACGTGAGCGTCAGCCGGCGTCCCGTAACAATACCCGCAGAGGACTGTTGCTCGGCCACTTTTCCCTGAAGAGCTGAAGACTCGAGCTGATTGGTCTGAAATGCAATGCACCTATCATCCGAAGCCGACCCACAGATTTCAGTTGCCTGTGTC